GACGCCGAGGTGCTGTTCCTGCGCGGGCTGTTCTACCTCAAGCGCACCAAATCGGACGGCTTCATCCCTGAGTACGACCTGCCCGCGCTGGCGGTCGGATGCAAGAACATCAAGCCCGCGGCAGCCGCGCTGGTCAAGGTCGGCCTGTGGGTCGAGTGCGTCGTGGACGACTCGGAGGGCTGGAACGTGCCCGCCTGGCTGAAGTGGAACATGAGCCAGCAGGAGATTGCCGACGCCCGCGCCGAGCGCAAGACGGGCGCGATGAAGACCAACCATGGCAAGGGGCTGCACGCCGACCGGCCCGTTGTGGGCTGCCCAGACTGCGAGGCCGTCGCATGAGCGCCGCACATTGCGTGCGCTATAGCGCCCGCTATAGCGCACGCTCCAGCGGCGCAGAGATAGAGGTAGACCGTAGACCAGAGACCGTAGAGGTAGACCGTAGACCAGAGACCGTAGAGGTAGACCGTAGAGGCCCCCGGCTGCCGCGCCCCCCCAGAGGGGGGGCTTGCCATCGAAACCCGTACCCGACTCTCGCTGTGGTTGGGAATCACTCAAGTAGCCACGTAACCACAGACCGCGTGCGCGCGCGTCTACACACCGGAAGCGAGCCCAGCAAATGAACCCCATCACCGCGACGAAACTCCCCGGCAAGGCAATGGCGGTGATTCAGGCCTACATGCTCCACGGCACCAAGCACGGAGGCGACGTGAACGCCATCATCGTCGGCGACGAAACGGGGAAGCGCTGGCTGCACGCCCTCGTGGTCTTCATGGGTCCGGACCTGGAAACCACGTTCTACGACCAGCCGACCATGTACCGGGACCCCTGGGCGCGCGAGGTCATCCACGCCTGCGGACTGGAAGAACTGGCGGGAATCGAGGACGAAGCATGACCGCCGCCAACCAACCGACAACCGAACCGAGGAGACCGACCATGCCTGACGACCTGCGTGCCCTGCTGGGCGACCGCTACGTCTCGACCGTGCGGGCTGCCGTGCTCGCCGACAACCCCGAAGCGATCACGAGTGCACAGCGGGTCGGGGGGAAGCTCGGGCAGCTCATGTATCTGTCCGCCGTAGACCGACTCGACAGGACGCTGGCCGCCGTCCTGCCCGACCTGCTGGCCGAGGCGTGGGACGAGGGGTACGACGCTGGACATAACGACGCGCGTGCCGTGCAGGCCACCTACCCGGCGCCAACCCCCAACCCCTACCGCACCGAGGAGACCGACCATGAATGACGACCTGACCATCGAGACCCACATCGAGAACCGCGGGCAGGATGTGATCCTGACCGGCCTCACCATCGGCGGCCCAAGGCCGGGAGCCCTCGTCACCTTCGACTACGACGACGACACGGTGACCGTGAACGTTCGGATCGCTGGCTTCCCCGTCGACATGACAGACGACATCGTGGAACTGCTCCGCATGGCGTTCGGTGCGCCGAGGGCCGACCGATGAACCCCGAGCGCCTGGCCCTGATCCGCGAGTCCCTCGACTCCGACAAGCACCCGCTCATCACCATGGACGCCGCCGACGTGCGCGCCCTGCTGGACGCCGCCGCCGAGCGTGACCGGCTGGCCGCGAAGCTCGACGCCGTGCGGGCGCTGCACCCCCGCGAGGTCATCGCGGTCCACGAGTTCGGCCCCGAGGCGTTGTGCCCCACGTGCGAACTTCACTACCCCTGCCCCACCATCCGCGCCATCGATGCCACGGAGGCGTCGTGAACATCTACCGCCTCGAAACCCGAAGCGCCCTGACCGGCCGCTGGCTGCCCGTCGCCAGCTACGCCACGGCCGCCACGGCCGCGGCCGCAGGGGCCCACCACACCCTGCCGTGGCGGGTGGTGGACCGCTGCGCCGGCCGCGTGGTCGAGGAAGCGCCGCTAAACCGAGTTAGCGGGGCCGCTGGCGCGATGGACGGCCCGACCCCTACCCGAGTGCCCGGAGCGGGCCGCGAGGGCGTCAGCGGGAAGCAGGGGGGACAGTGAGCGCCACTTGTCGCCGATGCGCCGCCACCTGGAGCGGGCTCCGCATCGAGCACTGCACCATCTGCCACGAGACGTTCACCGGCACATCGGCCGGGGACGCTCACCGCGTGCCGACCGAGACGCGCACGACCGCCAACGGGCGGCAGGTCCGGGCCACGTGGCGCAGCCGGTGCCTGACTCCCGACGAGATGACAGCGGCGGGTATGCGCCGCAACGACCGGGGCCAGTGGTCGACCGGCGCGGACCGCCGGTGGGGCGAGGCTGACGAGGAGTCCACATGACCGACACCCGCGCCACCCTCGCCGCACTCCCCCGCCTCGCTGCGCAAGCCGCACCCCGACACGCGCCCGCCCGCACCACCGACGGCATCCGCACCAAGCCGGGCAGCAAGCCGCCGCCCGGCGTCGACCTCGACGCCATCGACGTCCAGCACGGCAGGCAGCACCCCCACCTCCTCGCCCGCCTGTCCTCGTGCGTGCGCGTCGTGTGGGAGGAGCACCCGCCCAGCTACGCGCTCCCGCCGCTGCCGCTCGCCGAGGACGTCACCTGGGGCAGTGAGTGCCAGTGGCTCCTCGCCACCGCCGACTGGTGGGAGGGCGACGACTGGTGCCGCGAGTGGATCGCAACCGAGGTGGACGCCGTGCGCGTGAAGCTCGCCGACATGATCGACCGGCAGGTGGACCGGCAGGCGTGTCAGGTGTGCGGCGTCCGGCTTGAGGCGTACGCCACCGACCAGCTCATCGTCGCCGTGTGTGACCGCTGCGACGCGGTGGCCGGCATGCGGCCGCGGCTCACGCCCCGGCAGCGGGCGGACGCGCAAGCCGCGGCGGCACGGCGCATCCTGCGCGCGATCGTGGGGGGTTGACAACGCCGACTTGACAGGCGGAAACTAAGGTTGCGCTACGCGCACACGCAGAGCCCCGAAGCCGACAGGCCGGGGCTCTCCCACGTTCTGGCCCGGCGCGCCTGGGGAGGTCCCGCCGGGCCGCACGCTTCCGGCACCCGCGCGAGTGGATCAAGCCGCGGCTGCTGGCGCTGAGCTGGTGGCCCAGCGTCCTCGGCGACGACGCACGGCGGTAGGCTCAACAGCATGAGCCGCACCCTCGCCACCCTCGCCACCATCGCAGCCCTCGCACTTCTCGCCGGCTGCACCAGCACCCCCGACACCGCGAACCGCCAGCCCAGCGTCCGGCGCGAATGCGAAGCGCTGGTGCGCAACCGCATCGGGCAGGCGAGCATCCGCCACGGTGAGACGACGCAGGAGACTCACGCGTCCGGCGCGACGACGTACACGGCGGCCGGTCGAGCGGATACCGCGCTCGCCAGTTACACGTTCAAGTGCGAGGCGACGGTCACTCCCGACCTGACGCTCACGACCAAGCTGGTCAAGCTGGAGCTGTGACCGCTTCGAAGCTGTGCGCGCGATGCCCGGAGGTCATCCCCTCCGGGACGCTGTGCCCCGCCTGCCAGGCGGCAGCTCGCGCCAAGCGCGGCAGCGCGGCAACGCAGGGCTACGGACGCCGACACCGCGAGACGTTCCGGGCCGCAGTCTTGGCGCGCGACCCCGTGTGCAAGCTGTGCCTGAAGGCGTGGGCCACCGAGGCTGACCACTGGCCGCTGTCCAGGCGCGAGTTGGTCGCTGCCGGGCTGGACCCCGACGACCCGCAGCACGGCCGCGGGCTGTGCAAGCCCTGCCACTCCCGCGAGACGGCCCGACACCAGCCCGGAGGCTGGAACGACCGTTGGCGCGCTGTCTGACTGGAAGCTGAAACATGAGAACCCCCACGCTCGACCACATCGAGCCACAGTCATGGGCGCTCATCCCTGACCACAGCGAGCGCAACCTACGCCTAGCGCACCGGCAGTGCAACGTGCGCCGAGGTGACCGAAGTGCCGCCTGACTAGGGGGGATGCCCCTTCAGGCCCTGGCCCAGGGTAGCGCCGGTGAGGCAGTTTCCGCCCCGTACGGGTTCCCAGCTTCGCCCCCGGCGCAAGGTCGCGGGGTCTTGCGGCGCACTGCCGCCCCACCCATGGAGGTTCCGCATGCCCGGCCCGATGCCGAAGGATCCGAGTGTCCGCCAGCGCCGTAACCGGACGTCGACGGCTGCCGTGCTGAGCGCCAACCCGGATGCCGTGGTCCCGGAGCTTGGCTTCGAGGTGGTGAGTCCGCGCACCGAGTTGTGGTGGCGCGACGTGTGGACTTCGCCGATGGCGGGCGAGTATGACGCCACGGACCGGCACGGGTTGGCGATGCTGGCGTTGCTGGTTGACGCGTTCTGGCGTTCGGCGACGGACCCGGATGCCGGCGATCCACTGAAGCTGTTGGCGGAGATTCGCCAGCAGTCGCAGCGCTACGGGTTGTCGCCGATCGACCGGCGTCGGCTGCAGTGGGAGATTGAGCGGACCGAGGAGGCGAAGGCCCAGGGTGAGCGTCGGCGTTCGGCTGGTGCGCGTCCGGCTTCGGGCGGTGATCCGCGGGCGGCGCTTCGCGTCGTCTGATGGCTACCTTCATCGTGCCGCCGTTCGACGAGGAGCCGTGGCCGTCGCTGGGTGGTCAGGTGTGCGACCTGATCGAGGACTTGGCTGTGTTCGGGCCGGGTTCGCTGAAGGGTCAGCCTGCGCGGCTGGATGACGAGAAGCGGGCGGCGGTCTGGAAGGCGTACGAGGTCTACCCGCGCGGCCATGAGCTCGCTGGCCGTCGTCGGTTCCGTCGGGTGCGGTTCTCGTGGCGGAAGGGCACGGCGAAAACCGAGCTGTTGGGCTGGGTGTCGTTCGCCGAGTTGCATCCGGAGGGCCCGGTCAGGTTCGACGGCTGGGACGCTTCGGGGAATCCGGTGGGCCGTCCGGTGAATGACCCGTACATTCCGCTGCTGGCCTACACGCAGGAACAGGTTTCGGAGCTCGCGTACGGCGTGCTGATGACGGTGTGTGAGCTGTCGCCGGACGCCGCCCTGTTTGACGTGGGCGCCGAGCGGATCATCCGTCTGGACGGCCGTGGCCGTGAGGGCGGCAAGGCGGTCCCGCTGGCCGGGTCGCCGAATGCGCGCGATGGTGCGCGGACGACGTTCCAGGGTTTCGATGAGACGCACCGGCTAGACACGGATCGGCTCCGCGCGGCGTACGTGACGATGGAGGCGAACCTCCCGAAGCGTCCGCTGGATGACCCTTGGTCGCTGGGTATCACGACCGCCGGCGTCCCGGGCGGCGGCTCGGTGGCGGAGATGGACAAGGACGAGGCTGAGGCGATCGACCGCGGGGAGGTCGACGAGCCGGAGTTGTTCTACTTCCACCGCGAGGCTGGACCGGCTCATGACCTGACGACGCTTGAGGGGCGGATCGAGGCGGTGCGTGAGGCGTCCGGGCCTGCCGTGGCGGCGTGGTCGGACTTGCGCGGCATTGCGAAGCAGTGGGATCGGCCGACTGCCGATCGCCGCTACCTGGAGCGCGTGTGGCTGAATCGGTGGACTCAGGCGGAGTCGCAGGCGTTCGACGCGGCCCGCTGGCGCGAACTGGCAAGGCCGGGCGTGGCCATCCCCGACGGGGAGCCGGTGTCGCTGGGTTTGGATGGGTCGCGCTGGAAGGACACCACGGCGCTGGTGGCTACGTCGCTGCGTTCGAAGCGGCAGCAGGTGGTCGGCCTGTGGGTGCCCGAGGATTATCCGGACGGGGTGCCGGCCGGCGAGGTTGAGGCCGCGTGTGATGCGGCGTTCGCCCGCTGGCAGGTGACGCGGCTGTACGGCGACCCGGCGTTCGGGTGGGATGCGGTGCTGTCCAGCCTCGGCGGGAAGCACGGCCCGAAGCGCGTCGTGTTGTTCTACACGGACTCGAGGAATCTACGGCGGACGGCGACGGCGTGCCGCCAGTACGCCTCGGCGATCAAGTCGGGCGAGGTCGCCAATGACGGTTCGGACGAGTTCGCCCGGCATGTTGGGGCGGCGCAGAAGCGGGACATCCGCATGACCGACGACGAGGGTGTGCCGCTGTGGGTGATCGAGAAGGAACGGCACGACTCGCCGAACAAGATCGACCTCGCCATGGCGGGCGTGCTGTCGTGGCAAGCAGCTCTCGACTCGATCCACGCCGGGGAATCGCAGCAAACGACGTCGTACGCCTACGTGTTCTAGGGGGGGTTCGCTCATGGGTTTGACTGCCCCCCAGGCTGCCGCTCACATCAACCGCCTCTACTCGGAGCTGTCGAAGCGGCGTCCGAACGTGGGCCGGTGGGAGTCGTACTTCAAGGGCGACCACCGGCTGAAGTTCGCGTCGCCGGAGTGGCAGCAGTTCCACCACGACAGGTTCGCGGGGTTCGCTGACAACTGGTGTGGGGTGGTCGGTAGCGCGGCACCGGACCGGACCGAGTTCTACGGGCTCCGCCTCGGCGACGACGCCGAGGTGATGTCTGATGACGAGCGGGCGCTGTGGCGTGACTGGGAAGCTGTTGGCGGCCCGGAGAAGGCGGCGCAGGGGCTGCTGACGTCGAGCTACGCGTCCACGTCGTTCGCGCTGGTGTGGGGGCGCGCTGACGGCGAGCCGCTGCTGACGTGGGAGCGCCCCGACCAGGCGATCGTCGAGTACGACGCCGAGACGGGCGACCCCCTGCGCGGGCTGAAGTCGTGGCTCGATGAAGACGGCGAGCACGCCACCCTCTACGAGGGGGGCGAGGAGTTGTGGCGCATGTCGCGGCCGAAGTCGTACGCGGGCAGCACGGGCCTGATCGTCCCGGCGTCGTACTCGCAGATGGCGGGCGGCTGGGCGGAGCGTTCGGGCGCGCCGGTGTGGTCGCCGAATCCGCTCGGCTTGCTGCCGCTGGTCGAGTTCCCGAACCGGCCCCTGCTGGCGGCAGCGTCGTCGTTCGGACACGAGCCGGTGTCGGAGATTTCCGGGACTGCGGCGATGCAGGACGCCATCAACCTCATGTGGGCGTACCTGTTCTCGGCGGCCGACTGGGCTTCGATGCCCGGCCGGGTTGTCATGGGGCAGGAGCCGCCGAAAATGCCCATTCTCGACGAGAACGGGCAGAAGATCGGCGAGAAGGCCGTCGACGTCGAGGCGCTGAAGCAGGGCCGCTTGCTGTGGCTGACCGGGCAGAACACGACGATCGGCCAGTGGGAGGCCGCCAAGCTGGACATCTTCACCAGCGTCGTGAATGTGATGTTGCGGCACGTGTCGGCGCAGACGTCGACGCCGATCTACCTCATTCACGGCGAGCTCGGCAACGTGAACGGGGAGACGCTGCAGGGACTCGATTCGGCGTTGGTCACGAAGGTTCGCCGGGGCAACAAGTTCCGGACGCGGCCAACGCGGGAGGTGTTCCGTCGGCTGGCGATGGTCCGGAACAACCGGGCCGTGGCCGAGCTGTGCCGGACGGCTGACGTGCAGTGGAAGAACCCGGCAACCCTGCTGGATTCGCAGGTGTCGGACGCGGCGCTGAAGGACAAGCACATCGGCTGGCCGTTGGCGGCGATCCTCGAGCGTCGGTACGGCATGAGTCAACCCGAGATCGATCGGGTCATGCGGCAGCGGGACGCGGAGGCGTTGGCGGATCCGGAGCTGGCGGCGATCGGGAAGTTGGCCGGCGGTGGCGCCGTCGCCGGGTGACCTGTACGCCGCGCAGGCGCAGCAGGGCGCGGTTGCAGTGCGGTTGGCGCGGCACGAGTGGCGGAAGTTGGCATCGGTGGACGACTTCGCGGCGATCGCCTCGCGCCTGTCGCTGATCGTGTCGGCCGGCCAGCTTGGCGCGGCGCGTCAGGCGTCGCAGATGACGGTCGACCTGATCGGCCCGGGGGTGGCCGAGGTGGATCCGGCGGCGTTCGCCGGGGTCGCCTCGGATGGCCGGTCGCTGTCTGGGTTGCTCTATTCGCCGGTGCCGACCGTTCGGGGCCTGTATGGCTCTGGCTTGACGGACGCCGAGGCGATGAAGGCCGGGGAGAAGCAGCTTGCGCTGATCGTGGCTACTCAGGTTGCCGACGCTTGGCGGGGGGCGTCTGGTGTGGCGATTGCGGCCACCCCGAACGCCGGCTATTACCGGATGGCGAAGGCGCCGTGCTGTCAGCGGTGCGCCGTGCTGGTGGGCAAGTTCTTCCGCTGGAACGAAGGGTTCCAGCGTCATCCGCGGTGTGACTGCGTGCACGTCCCGGCGACGGGATCTCCGCCAGCCGGCTACGTGGATCAGATCACCCCGGATCAGGTGAGGGACCTGAATCGGGCGCAGCGGAAGGCGATTGCTGACGGTGCGGACATGCGCCAGATCATCAACGCGAAGCGCGGCCGGTCTGCGGACAAGATGACGACGACCGAGGGCACTACTCGCCGGGGCTGGGCGTCGTACGTGACGCGGAAGGTGGCCGCCCAGCGCGGCGAGATTGCCGCCGAGACGGCGAAGGGCGTGGGGAAGCGCGGCGGCGTGGCTCATTACGTGGAGCGCCGCGTGGAGCGGCGCCTGACGCCGGAGGCGATCTACCGCGAGGCGACGTCACGCGAGGAGGCGGTGCGCCTACTCGCCCGAAACGGCTACCTGGTCGGCGACCTCGGCGAGGTTGCCCGGCTCGCAGCCTGAGAGCTAACGCCCGAGCGCACGGCTAGGGCGCGCCCCGCACTGGGGCTGACGAAAGGAACGGAACCATGCCCCCCGAAGAGCAGCAGGAAGCGCAGCAGGGCGAAGCCCAGCAGGAGGAGCGGGTGCCGGGCGAGGAATCGCTGGGCGACCCGGGCAAGCGCGCGCTGGACGCCATGAAGCAGGCCCGCAACGAGGCCCGCGAGCAGGCGGCCGCGATGAAGGCGCAGCTGGAGGCGCTGCAGGCGAAGATCGCCGGCACGGAGGCGGAGCACGCCGCGCGGCTGGAGCGCGAGCGGGTGCAGGCTGAGGCGGTCGCCCGCGCGAACGAGCGCATCTTGCGCGCCGAGGTCCGCGCGGCCGCGGCGGGGAAGCTGCACGACCCGGCGGACGCGCTCCGCCACCTCGACCTGTCCGACCTGGAGGTCAGCGCGGACGGGGAGACCGACGCGGCGGCAATCGCCGCGCGGCTGGACGACCTCATCAAGGCGAAGCCGTACCTTGCCGCGCCCGTGGCGCCGAGGTTCGACAGCTCCGCAGACGGAGGGGTCCGCAACGGGTCCGCCCCCGACATCGACACGCAGATCCAGGCGGCGAACGCTGCCGGCGACTGGCGGCGCGCCTTGTCGCTCACCAACTCGAAGCTCGCCAATCAGGCGGGGAAGGACTGATCCATCATGGCCGGAATCACCGGACTCGGCACCACCTACAACCTGCCCAACTACACGGGCATCCTCTACCAGCTCTCCCGCTCGGAGACGCCGTTCTTCTCGGCGATCGGCGGCCTGTCCGGCGGCCGGCAGACGACGGAGACCGCCTTCGAGTGGCAGACCTTCGACCTGCGTGACGCCGCCCAGCCTGACGGCATCCTCGAGGGCGCTGACGCGCCGACCGCGCAGTCCCGCGTCCGCGCGAACGTCTCCAACGTGGTGCAGATCCACCAGGAGTCGGTCTCGATCGCCTACTCGAAGCTCGCCGCGATCGGCCTCAAGTCGGGCATCAACAACGAGCAGACCAACCCCGTCCGCAGCGAACTCGACTGGCAGGTCGAGGTCATGCTGAAGCAGATGGTCCGCGACATCGAGGTCAGCTTCCTGACCGGCGCCTACCAGGCGCCCGCGAACAACAGCACCGGCCGCAAGACCCGGGGCCTGCTGACCGCGGCCACCACGAACGCCATGGACGTCAAGGGCGCGGCCCTGCCGACGGTCACGGCCACCGCGGCGACCAACAAGGTCAACTCGACGTCGCACGGGCTGGTGAACGGCGACAGCGTGGTCTTCACCGCCCTGACCGGCGGCGCGGGGCTCGTCGTCGACACGCCCTACTACGTCATCAACAAGGGAACGAACGACTTCGAGGTGTCCACCGTCAAGGGCGGCACCGCGGTCGACATCACCAGCGACGCCAGCGCCGCGACCGCCTACAAGCTGACCGCCCTGACCGTGACTCACGTCGAGGACCTGATGCAGCGCATCTACGAGGCCGGCGGCATGGACGAGACGTCCACGATCATCGCCAACGCCTCCCAGAAGAAGGCGCTGTCTGCGGTGTACGGTGCGGCCTACGCGAAGGCCAACCCGGTGCAGGGCAACGTCGGCGGCGTGTCGGTGAGCATCCTCGAGACCGACTTCGGCCGGGTCAACATCATGCTCAACCCGCACATGCCCAAGCACAAGCTGGCGGTCGCGCAGCTCGGCCAGTGCAGCCCGGTGTACCTGGAGGTGCCCGGCAAGGGGCACTTCTTCGCCGAGCCGCTGGCGAAGACCGGCGCGAGCGACAAGGTGATGCTGTACGGCGAGGTCGGCCTCGCCTACGGCAACGAGAAGGCGCACGGCGTCATCTCTGGGCTCGCGCTCTGATCCACCCCCAACCCCTGACCCCCAGCATTTTCCCCCGGTGTTGGGGGTCAGGCGTCCCCGCCTCTGGCTGTGAGAGGAGCGCATCATGGCGCTGATCGTGACGCACGCCGACATGCAGGAGCGCGGGTACGCGGAGTACTCCACGGCCGCACTGGCGGCCGTGTCTGCGGCCATCCAGGATGCGGCGGGCTCGCCGATCGTGGAGACGACGGCGACGATCCGTGTCCCCGGTTCGGCGTCGGCATGGCTGGACGTTCCGGGTCCGGTGCGGTCGGTTGAGGCCGTATGGGTGGACGATTCGGCGCTGTCGGCCGACGACTATCGGGTGTGGCCGGATCGGCTGTGGCGTCGCGGCGGCTGGGGTGGGCCTGAGGTGCCGGTGACGGTCACCTACACGATGGGCGCCACGCCGCCGGCGGACGTGGTGCAGCTCGCATGCGAGCTGGTGATGCTGGTGTCGTCGGGCGAGTTCGCGGACCCGCGGGTCGAGTCCGAGGGTGTCGACGACTACCGGGTGGCCTACCGCGATGGCGGCGTGTCTGCGCTGGAGTTGCCGCAGGCGACGCGCGACCGCCTGCGGGCGCGGTTCTCCGGTGGCGGCGTCTACTCGATCGGGTCCCGGTGAGCGTCGCCGGACGCGGGCGCCTCATGGCGTCTCGCGTGCTGCGTGACCGGGCGGACCTGCAGCGGCGGACGGGCGGCGCGGTGGACGCATCGACCGGCGCCCGCGTGGACGTGTGGACGACGGTGGCGCCGTCGGTGCCGTGCAGGGTACGGACACTGCTGGGCGAGTCGGTGGCCGAGGCTGGCGGCTCGCAGTTGACGGCGCAGCGGATGACTGCCGCGGTCGCCTATTCGCAGGCGGTCGAGGTGGGGGACCGGCTGGTCGTGTCCGTCTCGGATGACCCGACGCTGATCGGCCGCGCCTTGTATGTGCGCGCGGTGCCGCGTGGGACCGATCAGGTGTTGCGCCGGCTGACCGTTTCGGACGTGCAGGAGTAGTCATGTCGGTGCGGTTCGACACCTCGGAGGTGCGGAAGCTTTCGGCTGACCTGTCGATCGGTCGTGAGCGTGTCGGGCGTGCGACCGCCGATGTCGTGCGTGCGGCAGCCGAGCGCGTGAAGTCGAACGCCCAAGGGAAGGCGCCGAAGCTGACCGGCGCCCTGTCCGGCTCGATCGGCGTCGACCTGTACGGCGACGGCCGGTCTGTGGGCCTGACTGCCGTGGTGGGGCCCACCGTCAGGTACGGCCTGTTCGTCGAGAACGGCACGTCGAAGATGGCCGCCCAGCCGTACATGGCGCCGGCGCTGGCCGAGGAGGGGCCCCGCTTCTCCGACGAGATGGCGAAGGCGGCCGAGGGGGTGTTGGGGTGACGACACAGGCGGAGGCGGCGGCGCTGATCTTCGCGCGGCTGCAGACACTGACGCAGTTCGAGCACTTCCTCGGGGAGGTGCCGATCGGCGAGGCGGCGGACGCCCCGCACGTGATCCTCTACCCGTCGCCGGCGGGCCCCGTGTCGCGGCGGGTGGGCGGTTCGGCGCGCGCCTTGCTGGGGTTCGCGTCGGCCGTGTGTGTCAACAACAACGCGACGGGGGCCGTGCTGGTCGCCGGGCTGGTCGTCGACCTGATGGACGGGTGGCCGATGCCTGGCGGCTCGGTTGTCACGGCGTCGGTCGGCCCTGCGATCCGTGACCCCGACATGAAGGCCGGCTACCTGTGGTCGGCGACCGTCCAACTGTCCTACTACCTGACGAGGTGATGGCGTGCTTGTGCGCGTGCGTGACTCCTACACCGGCCACCGGTACACCGCCCCCATGTCGGCGGTCGACGCCGACCCCGAGCGCTTCGAGGTGCTCGACTCTCCGGCGGTGGACGCCTACGGGCGCCCGCTGCCCCCTGATACGTCCGCGATCACCGACGCGGACGCGGCCGACGTGGCCGCCGAACCCATCGAGGCCCACGAGGAGGCCCTGTAATGCCGCTGACCACTTACGATCCCGACGACCAGTACACCGCCGGGAACACCACGATCAACATCATGCCGGCGGTCGCGTCGGCCACGCTCGCGGCCGTGACGGTCGCCGAGTGGGACGCGGGGACGACGATCCAGGAGGCCACCGAGGAGTTCTCGCTGACCACCGACGCGTCGACGCTGAGCCGGAAGAAGATCGGCGACACGGTGGCCACGCAGCGGCCCGGGTCGCGCACCTACCAGATCTCCGACACGGTGCTGGTCGCTTCGTCGCCGCAGTCGGCGAACACCCTCATCGAGGGGCTGACGATCGACGCGATCAAGTACATCGGCGTCCGCCCCGGGCTGGCGGACACGACCGCCGCGGCCGCCGCCCAGAAGGTGTGGCTCGCCAAGGTGCAGGTGCTGTCCTGCGACCCGGAGCCGATCACGACCGAGGACGGCAACGCCTACCAGTGGCGCGTCCGGTGGCTGGTGCTCGACCGCAACCTCGCCGCGGCCATCTCGGCCTGACCTGACTCCCCGGGCGTGCGTTGAGGGTCGCACGCCCGGGGCCCAACCCTCACACTCTCGGAGGTCCCGTGTCTCATGTCGAATACCTGCGGGCGCGCGCGCTCGCCTACGCGCCCACCTTCCGCTACCCGCTGTGCCTGGACGAGGGGCGGCGGGCGGCGCTGGACGCCGCGACGGCCGAGCTGGTTCGGCTGCAGGGCGAGAAGGTCGCGCTGGACAGCGTGCCGCCGGAGCAGAAGCATGCCCGGTCGATCGGCGCCAAGTCGCCGTCGCAGGCGATCGCGGAGCTGGTCGCGGCGGCCGAGGATGCGGTCCGCGCGGCCGAGGATGCGGCCGCCGACGACATGCTGATCCTCGCGTGGCGGCGACTCGACCCGGACGCCTACGACGACCTGTTGGCCGCGCATCGCACGGACGGACGCCTCGACCTGGTGGCGTTCTACCCGGCGCTGGCGGCCGCCTGCTGGTGGCGGGCGGAATCGGCGGACGGTGAGGACGTCGGCCTGTCGTGGGATGACGCCCGGCGGCTGCTCAACAACGCCGATCGTGATGCCGCGCACGTGGGCGTGCTCGCGCTCAACCGTGCGCCGGCCACTGTCCCTTTCAGCCAGCGGAGCTCTGGGGCGCCCGCCACGAGCTCCGGGCCTGCCTGACGCTGGGCGTAGCGCCCCGCCGGTGGGCGGGGCTGGACGATCCGGCCCGCCACGAGTGGGACTGGATTGACCGGGCGATCGTCACCGCATGGCTGGAGCTGCAGGACGACCTGTGTCCGCAGTGCGGCCGCCCGGCCGGGGTGCACGAGACGGACAGTCCGGCCGACTACCGCATCGGCCACTGGGAGTGCACCGCCACCCGCGCGCTGGACGAGTTCCAGGCGAAGTGGCACAGGGTCGACTCGTCGCTGCCGCGTGCCGCGCGGCTGGATGCGCTGGCCGACAGGCGCCGGCGCGAGGCGGGACGGCATCCTGACCGGTCGCGGTCGTGGTTCACCTACACGGAGGCCGAGGGTCCTCCACGCTGACGAGGAGGGGCCGTGGCGGATCGTTCGGTGCGCGTCGTCCTGTCGGCTCAGATCGCCGACTTCCAGGCGAAGATGGCTCAGGCGGCCACGGCGGCTGACGGCTTCGCCAAGAAGCTTGACGCGAACCGGGCGAGTGCCGACACCCTGTCGAACGGCCTGCTGACGATCGGCACGGTCGCGGCGGTCGGGCTCGGCTTTGCGGTCAAGGCGTCGGCCGACTTCGAGCAGGCGATGGCGAACGTCAAGGCGACCGGGCAGGATGCCGCGGCGAACTTCGACGCGCTCAGCGCGGCAGCGATGGACATGGGCGCTTCGACAGCGTTCTCGGCGACCGAGGCTGCTGCCGGCATCGAGAACCTGCTCAAGGCGGGCGTGTCAGCTCAGGACGTCATGGGCGGCGGCCTGAAGGGGGCGCTGGATCTCGCTGCGGCCGGGACGATGGACGTGGGCGCGGCGGCCGAGGTGGCCGCAACGGCGCTCACCCAGTTCGGCCTCGCGGGCGAGGATGTCCCGCACGTGGCCGACCTGCTGGCCGCCGGTGCAGGCAAGGCTCAGGGCGAGGTGTCCGACCTCGGGCAGGCGCTCGGGCAGGCTGGTCTCGTCGCTTCGCAGTTCGGCCTGTCGATCGAGGAGACCGTCGGCGGGCTGTCGGCGTTCGCGTCGGCCGGGCTGCTGGGCTCGGATGCCGGAACCTCGCTGAAGACGATGCTGCAGCGGCTCGCTGCGCCGTCGAAGGAAGCGGCCGGGCTGATGGCAGACCTCGGCATTTCGGCCTACGACGCGTCGGGCGAGTTCGTCGGGCTGGAGGGTCTGGCCGGGCAGCTGCAGGCGTCGCTGACGAAGCTGACACCCGCCCAGCGCGACGCGGCCATGGCAACGATCTTCGGTGCGGACGCCGTGCGCGCGGCGAACGTGCTCTACAAAGAGGGCGCCGCCGGCATTGCCGGCTGGGTGGCCGCAGTCGACGACCAGGGATTTGCCGCTGAGGTGGCCGCGACGAAGCTGGACACGCTGAAGGGCGACGTCGAGGCGCTGGGGGGCGCGTTCGAGACGGTCCTAATCGACGGCGGCAGTGGCGCCAATCAGGCTCTCCGCGGGCTGGTGCAGGGTGCCACGGACGCCGTAAACGCTTTCGGCAACCTGCCGGCGCCGCTGATTCAGGCTGGCGCGGGGCTGACCGGGATTGTCGCAGCTGGCGGACTGGCGGCTGGTGGGCTGCTGAAGGCGTACACGACCGCCCGCGACCTGCACGCCGCATTCCGGTCTCTCGTGCCCGCAGGCTCGGCACTGGACGGCAAACTACGCGGCGTCGGCATTGCGGCCGGTGCCGCTGGTGCCGCACTCGCCGTCATCTCGGTTGGCGCGCTGGTTGAGGATATGAACCGCGTGACCATCAGTGTTGGCGATGCACAGACGGCGCTCGAGCGGTTCGCGCAAACTGGCACGGCGAGCCTTGATGGGATGTTCGCCGACATCCAAGGGTATGGCGCTGACATGCGCACGTTCGATGGCGCGCTGAAGACGTATGCCGATGGGATCGGGACGGTCCAGGGCAGCCTTCAGCGTCTCGTGGGCATGGGCGACATCGAGGCGGCCCGTGACAAGTTCGCCTCTCTCGACGCGGCCTTGGCGAAGATGGACCCAGCCGCCGCGGCGCAGAGCTTCGAGCGGATCGGCGCGAGCGCCGCTCAACTGGGCATCCCAGTTGCCAAGCTGGCTGAAATGTTCCCTCAGTACGCGGCGAGCCTGCAGGAGTCGGCCCGGGCGGCAGGCCAGTCGGTCACTGCCCAGGAGGCCGTGGCGGCGGCGCTCGCCGGAGTGGCCGCTTCTGCGGCGCTGGTCCCGGATGATGTGCCGCTCACGGTCACGGCTACCGGGATCAAGGAAGTCGAGGATGCCGTCGCCGCTCTCCAGACTTCGATCGATCAGTCCGAGGCGACCGTCACCGTCAACGGCAACCCGATGCCTGCGCAGGAGATCGCGGCGGCGTTGATCGCCAACATCGACGCGTCTACCGGCACCGTGCTCATCAACGGCAACCACGTTCCAGCTGGCGACGCGCTGGCTACGATCATCGGTCTGGTGAATGCCGGACAGGGCACCATCACCATCGGTGGCGACAACTCGATGGCCGTGGGTGCTACGGACGCCGCGGTTGCTGGCGCGAACGCCGCGGCCGGGACCATCACGATCAGTGGCAACAACGCGCCCGCGAACGATGCGACCGGCTCGGCCGTGGCGAACGCGAACAGCTCGACGGGCACAATCACCGTGTCCGCGAACGCGAGTGCCGCGAACGCCGCGATCGACAACGCCGCGCGCCCCAGGACAACCACCATCACGGTAACAACTGTGATGAAGACCGCGATCGCCACGGGTAGCAACGGCGGCGGCGGCTGGGCGGACGGCGCGCTCCTGTCCAATTCGCCGTTCGGGCTGGTGCAGGCATACGCCGCTGGCGGCGTCCATGCTCCGGCGATCGGCGCGCAGCAGCCGCAGATTCGCGCGGCAGGCGGTCGCGGCGTGCTGTGGGCGGAGGATGGGGCGGGTCCGTGGGAGGGCTTCGTCTCCGGGCATCCGGCCAAGCGCGGCCGGTCGCGGGTGATCACCGAGGAGATTGCCCGCCGGCTGGGCGGGGACGTGGCGTGGAGGTTCGCCGACGGCGGCGTGATGGGCGGCATGTCGGGCGGCATGTCGGGCGGCTCGGCGTCCCCGGACTTGGCGTCCGCGGTTGCCCGTGGCGTCCGGGACGCACTGTCGGACGGCCTGCGGGCGCGGTTCGAGGGCGCCGATGTCATCTCCGGGCTGGTGTCCGGGCGGATACTGCGGGCGATCGAGGGGGCGTAGGTGGCTGCAATCGTCGGGTCCACTGGCCCGCTCACTTCGACCACGGGCAGTGTCGAGCTTGCGTGGCCTGCCGGGTCTGCGGCCGGACAGCTCGCAGTGGCCATCGTGGAGGACCGGGTGGCGCCGTCGACTGCGTGGAACTCCGAGGCGCCGGGCATCTACTCCAAGCGAGTCACCGCCGGGGACCTGTCGGCGCCGCTGACCGTCCAATCGAGCATCGGCGCGCTGATCGTCTGTTCGGCGTCGGGCGGCGTCGGCGTCGGTCGCGACTCCTACCGGTGCACGACGCAGGCGGGCGAGATCGCGCTATGGTTCGGCTGGATGAGCCCCCGCTACTCGGGGGCGATCGCTGCGGCGACCTACCGGCGCGGGTCTGAAGTGTCCGACCCGGAGGACGGATGGAAGCACGCCCTGTTCGCGCGGGAGACCGCGAGTGCGGGCACCTATGATCCGGGGTCGGTCAACAGCCGCAGCTCGTGGACGTCGCTGGTGATCCTGTCCCAGTCGGCGCCGCTGCCGCCCACCTGGCTGTCGCCGACGTCCGGGTCGGCTGTGGACCGCACGGCGGTAACCGTGCTCAGCTTCGACCACAACAGCAGCGCCGGACTGACGATGGATCAGTGCCGCGTCCAGATCCGGCCGGTGGGCGGCTCGTGGTCGTACGTGGCCGCGGACGGCACCCTGTCGGGGACGTCGGTCGACCTCACGCAGTCGGTCGGGTCGGTCAGCATCGCGGCCGCGCAACTCACTGCGAACACCACCTACGAGGTGCAGGCGCTCACCCATGACGCGGGCGGATGGTCGTCGGCGACCGGGACGCTGACCATCGTGGCCCGCACGCCGCCGACGCTCACCGTGTCCCTGGCTACCGCGGCCGGCGACATGACACCGACGGTCACGGTCACGCCGACGCTCGGCTACGGCGCCCAGCAGTCCCTCGAGGTGCGGCTCACCCGGTCGACGGACACGCACGAGTCGGCGCTCGTGGACTCCGGCCTGATCGTCGGCGCGGAGACGTCGTGGACGCCGACCGCCGCCGAGGTGTTGGACGCCGACGGGGTGCTGCAGTGGGTCAACGGCGGGCAGATCAAGGCGTGGGCGCGGATCCGCGACGCGGCGCTGCCGTCGGCGTGGACTGCCTCGACCGCCCAGACGACCTCGTGGACGGCGCCGCCCGCCCCGTCGGCCATCACGGTCACGGACGGCACGCCGCTGGCCGTAGGCGTGTCTGGCATCCCGGCCGCGTCGGTCGGCTTGTCGTTCGAGGTGGAGACGAGCACTGACGTGTGGGAGGCGCTGGCCTCCCGGACCGGCGACGTCGGCACCATGTCGCTGCCGGTCCCGCTCGCCCCGTACGACGCCGCCCGCCGCTACCGGGTGCGGTCGTGGGAGTCGGTTGACGGCGTGTGGCTGCCGTCGGCGTGGGTTACGTCGTCGGCGGTCGCCTCGACCGATCGGGACGCCTACCTGGTCGCGGTCGACGGCAGCGCGTACCTCGCTGCGGGTGTCTTCGAGGACGGGCCGCGGGTGCCGGTGCAGGGGCGTACGGCGTCGATCGGGTTGGGTGCGACCCGCGCCCGTATCGACGTCACCGAGTCGGCCGGCTGGCGCGGGTCCATGTCGATCGACGTCGAGACTGAGGCTGAGCACGACGCGCTCGTGGAGTGGCTGACGACCCGTGAGGCGTGGATCGTCCGGTGGCCGGTGGAGCGCACCCTGTCCGGCGAGTGGGCTGCCCGTGCGGACACGCGGATGGGGCTGCCGCAGGGCCTGCAGTCGTCCCGGTGGGATCAGCTGGCCATCACCCCGCGGAACGTCGCGTTTGACTGGATCGAGCAGTGAGGGGAGACCGTGGCCATCACGCCATCTGACACGCCGTGGCGGTACAGCACCAAGGCGGGCAGTGCGGGCAACTCGACGGCGCAGGGGTCGCCGGTCGCCAGCCTCGGCAAGTACATGTCGACGACCGCATGGACGGGCGGGCTGCATTCGCTGTTCGCGCTCATGTCGGCCGCCGACAACGCGGGCCTGGTCGCCCAGTACCTGTGCGTCTTCACCACCAACCTGCACGGGACGCTGACGAAGACGGACACGCGCGTCTACTGCGACGGCGACCCGGCCGGGGGCGCGTCGTTCGCGTTCGGACTCGACCCGGCCGGGCCGGTGCCCATCGGGTCGAGCTCGGCGCAGGCGGCGGAGGTGGCGAACATCAACACCGCACCCGCCGGCGTGACGTTCTCGACGCCGACGACCTACGCCGGCGGGCTGGATGTCGGGGATATCCCTCCCGGCTACTGCCAGGGCGTGTGGGTCCGTCGCACGGGAGCGAACACGGCGGCCGTGTCGTCGCCCGGCGAGGAGGTCACCATGCACGCCAAGGGCGGCACGCTCGCCTGACGATTCAGCCCCTGACGACCCGGGAGGGGTGACCTCGTGGAGTGGATTTCGAGCGCGCAGCGCAACGGCGGCACGTCCATCACGACGATGCCGACGCATGCGGCGGGCGACCTCCTGCTCATCTCGGCGATGCGGTTTTCGTCCACGACCATCCCGAGCTTGCCGTCGGGGTGGACGTCGATCCTCGCCGGGTCGGGGTCGGGTCGCGGCTGGCGGGTCGGCTACAAGTTCGCGGCGTCCGCGTCGGAGGCGTCCGGATCGTGGACGAACGCCACCGACGTCAACTTGAGTGTCTACCGCGGCGTGGACTCGGTGGGTGCAGTGGCGGCGTCCACGTCGGGCGTGCCCGCACTCACGCTGACGGAGCCGGGCGGCGGCTGGGTTGTCGTCCAGGAGGTCGACTACCCCGAGCCCCCGACGCCGACCGGCTGCACGCTCCGATACCGGGGCGACTGGTGGCGATTCTCGGACACCGACGGCCCGGTCGGCTCGTGGGCGGCGCAGACCACCCCGGCGCGTACGGCGTCGATCGCGGTGTCGGTTGAGCTGATCCCTGCGGTCACCTACAC